TAGTACATACAGTACTGCTGATCAAATTAAATCAAATTTAATTAATTTATTACTTACTAGTAAAGGAGAAAGATTATATAATCCTGACTTTGGATGTGATTTAAAATCAGTATTATTTGAAGGAATAGATGATACTACGTTAAATACAGCTAGAAATTATATTTATACAAATGTATCAACATATATTCCTGAAATAACAATTACAAAAATTAATATAGTAACAGAAGAAGATTATAATAAAATATCAATCACTGTACAATATACTTTAAACTTATCTGGAAATGCAGATGAAATAACTATAGAATTTATATAAAATGGCAGATAATAACAATATATCATATTTAAATAAAACATTTAGCGATTTTAAGACCAATCTTGTAGATTACGCTAAATCATATTTTCCAACAACATATAATGACTTCTCAGAAGCATCACCAGGTACAATGTTTATTGAAATGGCTGCTTATGTTGGTGATGTTATGTCATTTTATTTAGATACTCAAGTACAAGAAAACTTCTTATTGTACGCTAAAGAAAAAGAAAATTTATACGCTTTATCTTATATGTTAGGATATAGACCTAAAATGTCATATGCCTCAACAACTACAATGGATGTATATCAATTAATTCCTTCCATAGATAATGGATTTGGTACTCAAATACCAGATTATACTTATGCTACAGTTATTCTAGAAAATACAGTAGTATATTCAAATACAATAAAGTTTATAACTACAGATAAAGTTGATTTTACAGATACAACAAGTACAACTATCACACCAGTAGATAATAATTTTTTCTTATTAAAAAAACAAGTTAAAGCTATTTCGGCTGAGATTAAATCTACAACATTAAATCTTTCATCAACCGAAAAATTCCAAACCGCTAATATTACTGACACTAATATTCTACAAATATTAGATGCTACTGATGATCAAGGTAATAAGTGGTATGAAGTACCATATTTAGCTCAATCTACCATCTTTGATAGAGTTCCTAACCCAGCTCATGGAACATCAGATGATGTACCTTACTTAGTACAATTAAAACGAGTACCTCGTCGTTATGTATCTCGCTTTTTATCAAATGGTACATTACAGTTAGAATTTGGAGCAGGAGTATCAAATAAATCTGATGATAATATACTACCTAATCCAGATAATATTCAGTTAGGATTAGTACCTGGTATATCAAATTTATATAATAATTTCAATAAAGCTTCAGTATTCTTTACTCAAGAATATGGTTTAGCTCCAAATAGTAATCTTACAGTAAGATATTTAGTAGGTGGTGGTATAGAATCAAATGTAAATGCTAACACAATTACCTCAATAGATAAAGCAAATGTGTATTTTCCTAGTGGTGTTTCAAACCCATTAGCTACCACTATTATAGGCAGTATTGCTGTAACAAATAATGTTCCTGCTCGTGGAGGTAGAAGTGGAGATCAAATTGAAGAACTTCGTAACAATGCATTAAATTCATTTCAATCTCAGTTACGTGCTGTAACTAGAGAAGACTATATGGTTAGAGCATTATCTTTACCTTCTGATTATGGTAGTATATCTAAAGTTTATGTTACACAAGATGTAGCTCAGGATATGATGCCTACTCCTACAGTAGCAACTATTGAAGAAAGAAATCCACTTTCTTTAGATTTATATATATTGGCATATGATTCTAATAAAAATCTAATAGCAGCAACTGATACTTTAAAACAAAATTTAGCTACATATCTAGATCAATTTAGAATGGTAACTGATGCTATCAATATTAAAGATGCTTATTATATCAATATAGGAATTAATTTTGATATAACTGTTAGAAGAGGATATAATAATAATACCGTAGTAGTAAATTGTATTAATGCTTTACAAGATTTCTTTAATATAGAAAAATGGAATATTAATCAACCTATTATAATATCTGATGTTATGACTCAACTTTTAAATATAAAAGGAGTTCAATCTGTAGTAAAATTAGAATTTACAAATAAATATGACACTACAGGAACAACTTATTCAAAATATGGATATGATATTCCTGGAGCGACTAGACAAGGAAATGTATATCCTTCAATAGATCCTAGTGTATTTGAAGTTAGATATCCTAATACAGATATTCAAGGTAGAGTAGTAACACTTTAAATTTATACTATAAATGGCCGTATATAAAATATTTCCTGAAAAGAGCGCAACTCTTTATTCATATTATCCAACATTGAATGCTGGTATTGATGAAATACTAGATCTTAGTACATATAATAATATAGATGGTACTCATGAAGTAGCACGCCCAATCATTCAATTTCCACAAAGTGAAATACTTGATATAATTACTAATAAAGTATCTGGGTCTAGTTATAGTGCTTTTTTACGTTTATCATTAGCTCAAGCATCACAATTACCTTTAAATTATATAATACGTTGTCATCCTTTAGCAACTAATTGGAATATAGGAACAGGTAGATTATCAGATTCACCTGCTATAACAGATGGAGCTAGCTGGAAATATACAGACCAACTAAGTGGAAGTGCATGGTTTACCTCATTTCCTATAGGCACAACAGGTTCATATACAGGAAGTAATATAGGTGGTGGATTATGGTATACGGCATCTAGTTATACTGCAACTCAATCTTTTACTAATATTGATTCAAAAGATATATCATTAAATGTTACTAATATAGTAACTGCTTGGTCTGGAAGTACAATATCTAATAATGGATTTATATTAAAACATAGCAGCTCATTAGAATTTACAACACAATCTGCTGTTGAACTAAAATACTTCTCAGCTAATACACATACAATATATCCTCCTTGTTTAGAAATAAGATGGAATGATTGGTCATATAATACAGGCTCATTATCGGTAATAACATCACCAAGTATTGTTGCAACATTAGATAATAATCAAAGTGAATATCAACAAGACTCAGTACAACGTTTTAGAATAAATGTTAGGGATAAATTCCCTACTAGGGCATTTAATTCTACATCAGTATATTTAATTAATAAAGCTTTACCTACTTCTTCATATTATCAAATAAAAGACTTGGATACTGAAGAAATTGTCGTAGATTACGATACAACATACACTAAAGTAAGTTGCGATTCAACAGGAATGTATTTTGATATATATATGAACGGACTAGAACCAGAACGTTACTATAAAATATTAATTAAAACTACTATTAATGGTAGTACATTAGTATTAGATGATAATTACTACTTTAAAGTTATAAGATAATATGTCACAAATTCCTATAGAAAAACAAGTATTTGATAAAATTTCATTTAGTAGAATAATTGATACTAATTTTTCACAACTCATTAGTCCTGACACTAATGAACCAGCACCATCATTTACTTTAGATGATTTTTTTCAATTGTATGAACAATTGTTTAACCAAATACCAGATAATGGAGATATTAATTCTCACAAATATATTTTAGAAAGAGAAGCTGAATATTTAGGAATAAGTCTTGATAAAGAAGAAACACAAGCTCTGTTAGATGAAATTACTTCATTAAGACAACAAGTATTAGATTTACAAACAGCCCTTAATGATTTAGCAACAGCTACAAACACACGTTTATAATGGCAGATAATATAAAAATAGTAGGCAATATTTCATCAACAAATACTATTCCTCGTTACGATGGAAAGGATAGTGCCCTTATTGAATCTCAAGTAATAGCAGAGAATTTTGGAGGAATAGATGATTATATTGAGTATTTTATTTATGATGCTGCAAATAATCAATTGATAGGAGAATATAATTACAAAAAATATAAACTACCTCCTAATCAACCATTATCACCATCATCAACACCACCTCCTAACACGACGGGTCAAATCCAAACTACAAATGTAGGGGTAACATCAACATTATCTAATAATACAGGATCAGTATACCCTATTATTGAAATTGATCCTGTTCAAGATATTCAATTTTATGGATATTCTTCAGGAGAATTTATTTCTATTTATAATTTCTTTTCAAATAAAATATCTAACGCAACAGAAAGATCTTTATTAATTAAAGAAATTTCAGTTGATAGAACAGAAGTAAGATTAATCTCAACTGTATTAACTGATAATGAACTTGAGAATACAGTTTTTAATATTATAAATGAAATAAATAACTCACCATATCATATTGATTATTTATTAAATTACGGAGATAATAAGCAATTTTTAATAGTCAATATAGCTTTAAATAAAATAAATTCTGGATATGAGGTATTATTAAAGTTATATAATCCTCTTCCCTCAAATATAGAATTATTAGATAGAGTATGGGTTGTAGAAGAAAAGGTTTTACCTTACTCTTTTAATATAAATCTAAATAAACTTATTTTACCACCACCCCCTTTAAAATTAAAGGGACCTAATTTTGGTGTTCCTATACCTAATCAAGGAACAATATCTACAACATATACTAGTTATCTTAATGCTGTAACAGGATTACAATCATTACAAAGTTCATCTTTTAATCAAATAATGAACTTAATGAATACACAAAGTATTCATATAAATGTAGATTATACAATAAGTGAATCTGCTGATTTTGGTAATTTTGTATTTTTAGGATCGGCATACCAACGTGTTTCTAATTTTTATGATAAAGTTAAATTAATTGAAGATTACAATAATGAAATAGCTAGATTATCACCTTTTGCCGCAAATACCCAGTCAGTTCAAACAACAATTAATACCTATACTTCTAGTATAAGTACACTAGTATCTCAATTTGATGGATATGAATCATATCTATATTTTGAATCTAGCTCATACACATGGCCTAAATCTGGATCCTTAAAACCATATCAATTATTATCAACAGGATCAACAACTGCTTTAAGTTGGTATAATAATCAATTAGCATTTGCTATAGATTATGATGATGATAATGTTGATAATTTAAAATATGCTATTCCTTCATATCTAAGAGATGATACTGCAAACCAACCATTTATTACATTTCTTAATATGGTTGGTCAATATTTTGATAATATTTGGATTTATATTAAAGCAGTAACAGATGTTAATTTAGCTAATAATAATTTAAATAAAGGTATATCTAAAGACTTAGTATATAATCAATTACAGTCATTAGGAATTAAAGTATATAATAGTCAAGCAGGTGAAGATGTTAATCAATTTTTAATTGGTGCTAATACTGGTAGTAGTGTTTTTGATAATAATTTCACAATAACTGGTAGTTATTTAAATAATATACCTCGTAAAGACTTACTATCAGAATTATATAAACGTATTTACCACAATTTACCTTTA